CAGGAGTTGAAAGAAGCTGTTGAAAAAGATTGCTGGAGCGTTGGAGAAGCAAATATACATTTTGGTGTACTAAAGGTTAAGGCTCAAAATCTAATAAACGCCCTAGGCGTAAAATAATTTTATATCGGGTGTATAGTGAATACAATACCCTAAAAGGAAATAAACTGTACACGCTAGGTTTGCGTGGTGGTGACTCCCGATACCAATACTAATTTAAAATGAAAAAAATGGAAAACTTAATCAGCTTTGATGCAAAAATATTAGATTTAAAGATCAAAAAATTAATAAAAAAATACAAAGAGATGGATTCATTCTGCTCTGAGCAAATAGATAAATTTGAGGGAACTCTTTGTGTAGATGAATTAATCTTAAAAAGAGACATTATAGGTCAAGTAATTGATGATTTAAAAGAAATAATTAAATAAAAATGAATAATTTTGAAGAAGATTTCCTTGCACTAAAGCAAGAGAACGATAAACTTAGGGAGCAATTAAAGGATAAGGAGCAAATATTAAAAGGAGCTATTTTCCTTATAATAAATGATATTGGCTTAAATTTTGAAGACACATCTGCCGAAGATAAAAAACTTATTGAGTTAGCGATGAGAATGCAAAAAATAGAAATAATATTTGAATACAGCAAAATCGATTCAGGCAACGAAAAAGAGATGATAGAATTCTGCAATGAATTTATATCAAACTTTATGAAAGAATAGGGGATATTGAGGAATGATAAAGATAGAATCCCTTGATAAAATTAAAAAACTTAAAAAAAGTTTTAATCAACCAGATATGATAAAGGAAGGACGAATTAGTGCAATTGCGGCAGATAAAATAAAGACTGGTGACATTGTTAGACTAGAGCGGAAATGGTGGCAACTTAAGCCAAGAGCATTTAAGGTAAGAATTAAACAACCAAGATACAACGACCAGATATGATAAAATAAAATGAAAACATTAACACTACTACTAGCACTAACAACAATCAATCCAGACTTTGCAAACGACAAATGTGAAAAAGTTGAATGTGAGAAAGAGGTTGATTTTGAGGAGTTGTATGGGTAAAAATTTTATTATTAACTTAACTATAAAAAAATGAAAAAAATATTAATAACAATAATAATATCACTAGGTATATCTAGCAATGCCTATTCCATGAGTTGTGGATTAAGACCTACATTTAAACCACTAGATTGTCCCAATGGACACGCTGTTTGTCAATGTAGTAATGATTACGGATCTTATAACAGGTGTCAGTGGTATTGGACAAATTGTGGTTACAATAACTACTATAATTAGACATTATGGGTTTGGGTGAACAATTTAATTGTAAAAAAGATTAGTGGCTAATAAGCATTGTGACTCAATAGAAACTTATAAATTTCTTGACTTAATTGCAGAATTAGGTATGAAAGAAAAAGAAGCTAGAGAGATGATAGGTATTGAACGAACACAGTTTTATAACTGGAAAAGAAAAGGAAGAATGCCAACTAAACATTTTTGGGTCTTTCAAAATGCAGTTACAACTTTTCTGCAAAAGGAAATGATAAGAAAAATGGCTTTGCTTGGTATTCTTGAAAAAGAATTTTTAAAAGAGTTGATAATATAACAATATAATGGGAGCTATACAACCTACTAATAGTTTTATGATGGATGGAATGCCAGAGACAGAGGAGGAATTGTGCCAGACTGACGCAGATTACCAAGCCATGAAAGAAAAGCTGGAAACAAGAACGCAACCAAAACATTCGCCAATACCTCAGTTTAAGGCTGAAAAACCAAAATCTCCTAAAAAAACGGAGGCGCTTAAACAAAGGCTCGAGGCAACTTGTCTCACCGCGCTAAGACTTATAAAAAAACATAAAAATTTTATGTGTATATTATTAATATTAATGTTTATATATTTTAATTTTAGGCATTTATTTATCGAATAAGAAAAGATGAGTAAGAAAATTACAACAGCCCTCCAAAATTGGAGTACCGAACAAGATGTGAAGAGTTACATAAAACAAAGACTAGGTATAGAAAAAGAAGGAAAGAAGAATATTGATGCTATACTTGACAACGCAATAGCAAATGCTAAAGTAGAAGATGAGCCGAAATGGACACCTATGTTATTAAAAAGCATAGAGTCTGATAGTAAAAAGGCTGAAAACCCAACTAATATATTTATTGCAGCCGAAGCAATGAAAGAAAGAGGGCGTGAAATGGTAGATGTTACGCCTGAAAAAGTATCTAAATCAATTGAGGATATTATATAATGTATGAGAATAACAGCTAGTCCATTAAAAAAATATAAAACTGTTAAAGAATATAAAGACTTCCTGACCAGATTTAATAATCTTGAGGATAATATCGAGAAGATTAAATTTAATCGCTTGTTGTGTAGAACAGATTTGTTTTGGTTGATATGGTATGCTTGCAGTCGTAAAGATGTAGCCCAACAATGGCTTTTAGATAGATGTAAAGAAGTGGAAGCAGAGCCAAATGGACACTTAGACTTGTGGGCTAGGAATCATTATAAAAGTACCATCATAACATTTGGAAAAACCATTCAAGACATACTTGGTTCTCATGGTGAAGAGCCGTTGCCAGAATGGGAAAGAGAATTAACGGCTGGTATTTTCTCTATTACACGACCTTTGGCAAAAGGTTTTCTTAAGCAAGTAAAGCAAGAGTTTGAACGAAATCAATTATTAAAATCTATATTCCCCGATATTCTTTATGAGAAGCCCGAAGCACAAAGCCCTAAATGGTCAGAGGATGAGGGTATTATTGTTAAAAGAAAATCAAATCCAAAAGAAGCAACTCTAGAAGCCTGGGGTTTAATTGACGGTCAACCCACGGGTAAGCACTTTGTTCTACGTATTTATGATGATGTTGTGAACGAAAAGAGTGTAACCACTCCAGAAATGATAGCTAAAACAACCCAACAATGGCAGATGTCATCCAACCTGGGGACAAGGGGCGGGATAGTTCGATATATCGGCACTAGGTATCACGCAAATGATACTTACGCCTTTATGTTAGAAAACGAGATTGCAACGCCCAGATTATATCCAGCAACTGAAGATGGAACGATTGATGGTAAGCCAGTATTTCTTAATCAAGATGAATTGGAGGAGAAAAGAAGAAATCAAGGAAGTTACGTCTTTAGTTGTCAGATGCTTCAAAATCCCGTTGCTGATTCAATAGCCAACTTTAAGCAAGAATGGATTAAATACTTTGGCTCATTTCAGAAAGGTGATAAGGTTGCCAATATATACATTACAGTTGACCCAGCGCACTCTAAGAAAAAGACTAGTGATTACACAGTTATGTGTGTCATAGCTTGTTGTGCTGATGGCAATTACTACTTAATTGACATGATAAGAGATAGACTCTCTTTGAAAGAAAGAACCGAAAAACTATTTGAGTTACATAGACACTGGCGACCAATAGCAGTTGGCTATGAAAGATACGGGTTACAGTCTGATATTGAGCATATTAGGTGCGAAATGGATAATATCAATTATCACTTTAATGTAATTGAGTTGGCTGGTAAAGTAAGCAAGGAAGATAGGATAAGAAAGTTGCAACCATTATTTGAGCACGGACGTTTTTGGATGCCTTATCAAATTATCAAGAATAATTATGAAGGAAAAAAGCAGAATCTTATTGACATTTTCATTAAGCAAGAATATCTTAGTTTTCCAGTATCCGCACATGACGATATGTTAGATGCGATGGCTAGAATACTTGAGGATGATTTAAACGTAGTATTTCCGAGTGAAGACTACATTGAGCAAGAGAAAAATAGTCATTATTATGAATCTTATTTATATAATGACACAAGAAGCACAGTAACTGGTTATTAATGAGCGTTTCATTAGATTCTGTATTAAAGGCAGACAATATTGTTGAGATTTTGTCAGAAGAAGAACTGACCTCAATTCAACAATTTAATCATCAAATCTTTACTCTTGACAAACAATCAAGAGAGGAGAAGGAAAAAGACTTAAAGAAATTCGTTAAGTTAGCGATGCTAGTGGCCGAGGAGAAAAGCACCCCTTGGGAAAATGCAGCTAACGTTAAATATCCACTGATAGCACAAGCCGCTTTAGATTTTGGCTCTAAATGTTATCCAGAAATAATCAAAGACAATTACATAGTTAAACCAAAAATCATTGGTAATGATGAAGGGCAGGCAGCAGTCAATATAAATGGCGTTCCTTTACAAGATGAAGCTGGCCAAGAGATAATGCAGAATGTTGGCGTTAAAGAACAAAGAGGACAAAGAGTCTCTGAGTTTATGAACTGGCAGTTATTCGAAGAGATTGATAATTTTGAATGTGACATGGATGTATTGTGCAACTCCTTACCAGTAGTTGGCTGTATGTTTAAAAAAGTATTCTTTGATAGTAGTCAAGATAAGGCGTGTTCAGAACTTATTTATCCCGATAAGATTATTATCAACAATAAAGCTAAAAATCTTTACAACGCAACAATCACTCATATTATAGAGCTATATCCACATGAAGTTGTTGAGAGGATAAGGGCTGGTATATTTGTTGATTCCAGAAAGAAGAGTCAGACGATGAAAAGATAGGTGTAATTGTAAATGATGAGAATCAACAAAACTTAGATGACGATAAAACATCAAACAACACAGAGGTATTTCTTGAACAGCACTGTTATTTAGACTTAGATGATGATGGTTATCAAGAACCTTATATAGTAACAATTCATCAACAATCAAACGAAATAGTTAGAATCGTTAAAAGGTTCGATAAGCAAGATATAGAATACAATGGTAAGGAAGTAAAAAGAATTAATCCGAAACATTACTTCGTGAAGTATGATTTCTTACCATCAATAGATGGTAGTTTTTATGGCGTTGGTATCGCTCACTTGTTGTTTAACATCAACGAAACAATGAACAGCACCATTAACCAACTATTGGATGCAGGCACACTCAATAACACAGGTGGTGGATTTATAGGTCGAGGCGTTAAAATAGCTGGTGGACAGATAAGTTTAAGACCAGGAGAATGGAAAATGGCAGATGTTGGCGGTGGTTCTCTTAAGGAAAACATAGTGCCAATACCACACCCCCAACCTTCCACTACATCATTTCAATTATTAGGATTATTGAATGAATCAGGCAACACTTTAGCAGCATTAAATGATGTACTAGACGGCCAGAATGCAGCTAACATTGCCCCTACAACTATTTTGACTATGGTTGAGCAGGGAATTAAGAAATTCAAATCTGTATATAAAAGAATACATAGATCGTTAAAAAAGGAAATTAATCTAATATACGATCTAAACTCAGAGCATTTAACGCAAAAAAAATATGCTAAAGTTTTAGATATTCCTGTTAAAGATGCTAATAAAGATGAGGATTTTAATCTAGATGATTATGATATTGTGCCTGTATCTGATATTGAATCAGTTACAAATATGCAAAAGCTTGCTAAAGCTAACTTCTTGTCACAATTTATCAATGACCCATATATTGACCAGATGTTATTGAGGGAGCAAATTTTAGATGCTGCTAATATAGAAGATATTGATAAATTGCTAGTGCAGCCACCAGCTCCAGAACCTGATCCATTAGTTCAGATGGAGATGGAGAA